CCTACGATCTCATGTCTCTTAGTGAAAAAGCCGGTTTTCGGAAGTATCTGAATTCCGGTTCTAAGGACATACCCAGCCAATACGTTGGCTATCACTTTGGGTGGAAGCAGATCTACAGGGACGTTATGGACTTGTTGGAAAAGCCAGTTCGTGCTGTGCGTGAGGTTAATCGCCTCATGCGCAGATCTGGCCAACCAACAACTTTCCGTTCTCTCAGCAAGTTTGCTGGGAAAACGACTGGTACTCCTGTCTTCAATTACGACAACCCTACGGGAGAGCTTTATTCCGTAACTTGGAATAATGAACATCGACGGAAGCACGAACTACGATGTGTAGTGAATGCTACTTTCGATTTCCCGAAGGTTAATGTCCCATCTTTCCAGAAACAACTGTTTCTGCATAAGATAGGCGTGAACCCAATGCCAACGGACTTGTACAATCTCGTCCCTTGGACTTGGCTGGTTGATTGGTTTACGGGCCTTGGTAATTATGTCGAAGCGATTGACACAATTAACTCGGATCCGTCACTAATCAACTGGGGGATGCTCACCGGTATCACGAAAGGTGAGATCCGTACCACGCGTAATGCGAAGATTGATGATATAACGTCTCAGTGGGTCGACGGTACTTGGAACGATTCAAAGATCACAAGAACTTTGAGTCACCAATCTACCCTCGAGTACACGCTGCAAATACGCAGAAACGTTACTTCATCGTATGATGTGAAGACGATCCTGGAACCAAGCTCCTTGAGCTTGTACCAGCAATCTATACTCGCGGCGATATTAGCAAGTCGTCGTAAGTAAGGACGACGGGCAATACCGCCCCGAGCCTATCTTCACTACCAGGAGACGTTCTATGTTAGCCGATCCCGTCACTATCGCTGCTGCTGCGCCCATTCCCCAGCTGGTCTTGGCTGTTGTCAAGTCAGATGGATATGGATCGGAGCGTATCGACACGGGAGGTTCTGGTTTCTCAACCATGATCTCCCATACGCCCGGAAAGAATGGCAACCGTCACTATCTCAAATTGAGCTGGACGAAGGATGCCACTAATCCCTACAGCGGCCTCGTGCAGAAGCAAGTCGCCTCTGCTGCAATATCGATCTCACGCCCTTCGTTTGGCTTTTCCGACGTCGACATTGTCGACCTCGTCGAAGCCCTCCGTGACGTGATTTTCGATACTGAAGTGACGCCCGCTCGCCTCGTTCAGATGCAGTCTTAGGTTTGACCCTTCGCCTGCATTAACGTTGGGATGGGACATGGTGTTCCTCCCTTTAACAGGAGTTGCATCATGTTCCCGCACCAACGTTGTGACGCTCGCCTTGCCTCGATTCGTACGTTTTATGGCGTATGTATCAAGGCTGACCCTTATGAGAAGAAGGGTGGCGTTCGTCACTGTACAAGGACCCACCAAAATGCTTA